AGGAGTTTGAAAACGGTGCTTCCCGTGTGTTTGCCTCGGAGGACCTGCTGCGGGAGGATGGCTATGGCCGCCGCACCTTGCAGGATGATCTTTTCATCGGCCTGCCGGATGACCCCGCCAACGTGGGGGTGACGGTGTACAGCCCGCAGCTGCGGGTGGAACAGTTTTTGGCCCGCAAGCAGGATATCCTGCGCAGCTGCGAAAGCCTGATCGGTTTCAAGCGCGGCATTTTGAGCGAGGTGGAAGCCGCCGAGCGCACCGCAACGGAAATCACCTCCAGCGAGGGCGATTATAACCTGACCATCCAGGAATTGCAGGCTATGTGGCAGAACGGTGCCGGCCAGGCGCTGGAATTGTGCGCCGCGCTGGGCAAGGTGTACGGCATGCCGGGCCTGAGTTTTGACGCCGGGAAAGACCTGACGATGGACTGGGGCGATGGCGTGCTGTTTGACCGCACCCGCACCTGGAACGAGTACATGAGCATGGTAACATCCGGCCTGCTGCGGCCGGAACTGGCCCTTGCCTGGTACTTTGACCTGCCCCATGCCGATGCCGCCCAGCTGGCAAAGATCCGTAAGGAGCTGATGCCGCAGGCAGCACAAGCGGCCCCCGCAAACAACGAAGAAAAGAAAGGAGAAACCCAGATTGGAGCATAAATCGACAACCCCCGCTGCACAGCCGGTACAGCCCGCACCCTATGCCGCCGGAACCGGCAGTGCCCCGCTGCTGAACCGTGAAGCGGAATTTGCCTGCATGAGCTACCGGGAGCGCCTTGCCTTAAAGCACAGCGACCCCGATACCTACCGCCGCCTGCGGGAAAAGTAAGCGGGACGAATAGACTTGCCGCAGACCGTCGAAAAGTGATTCGTAGGGGCGCAGTGTGCGCCCGCCGCCATTTGCCATGAGCAAGACGCTCTAAAATAATGCTGCAACGCTGAACCTGCGGGTAAACATTGCTCGCCCCCGCATGCTCTACAAGGCAAAATTTGAACTTTTCGATAAGCTGAACGGGTCAAATAGACCCGCAAAAATTGATTGATTAAAGGAGAAATTCTATGGCAGATACTTATACCAAAATTGCTGATTTGATCGACCCGGAAGTGATGGGGGACATGGTGTCCGCCCGAATCCCCAAAAAGCTGCGCGTGGCACCCTTTGCCAAGGTGGATGATACCCTGGCCAGTGTCCCCGGCGATACCATCACGGTGCCCGCCTATGCCTACATCGGCGATGCCGACATTGTGGCCGAGGGCGAGGCTGTGACCATTGAAAAGATGACGACATCCACCCGCAAAGCCACCGTGAAAAAGGCCATGAAGGGCATTGGCCTGACCGATGAAGCGGTGCTTTCCGGCTACGGCAACCCGGTGGGGGAGGCCAACACCCAGCTGGCCATGGCCATTGCCGCCAAGATCGATAACGACTGCATGGATGTGCTGCAGACCGCTACCCTGACCTATGACGGCTCGGCGGGCATTATCAGCTATGCGGGCGTTGTGGATGCGGTGGACGCCCTGCAGGAAGAGCAGGCCACCGAAAAGGTAATCTTTGTTCACCCTAAACAGGTGACCCAGCTGCGAAAGGACGCCGAATTCACCAGCACGGACAAGTACCCCGCCAATGTGCGGATGTCCGGCGAGATCGGCTCCATTGCGGGCTGCCGTGTGGTGCCCAGCAAAAAGGTGCCGCTGGTGGAGGTTGGCTCCGGCAAAACCAAGTGCTATGCCTGCCCTATCATCAAGCTGGAAGCCGACCACGACAACGAGGACGAGGTGCCCGCCCTGACCATTTACCGCAAGCGCGCGGTGAATGTGGAAACCGAGCGCAAACCCAAGATCCGCACCACCGAGATCACAGCGGACGAATTTTACGTTGCCGTGCTTTCCAACGAGGCCAAGGTGGTGCTGGCAAAGTTCAAGGCCTAAGGTGTATCTGAAAACAAAGGGCAATACCGCATAATTCTAAGTGCCGATACGGCGAGCGAGGTACGGCAGATGCTAAGCCAAAAGCGCAGATAATACTGGATGTCTTATCGAGCATTTTGGCAACGCAGATGCCGTGCCGCAGCCGCCGGAGCGGTGCTTAAGCCGTAAGGCGGGAATTGTGCGGTGTTGCCAAAGAAAATCCTGTGAGAAGGAGGAATGTCTTTGCCGGATTACGAATTTTATACCGCCAGCTACCTGGGCGAAAAGATCCCGCAGGAAAGCTTTGCACGCTTTATTACCCGCGCCGCTCGCCAGCTGGAGCGCTACAAAAGTATGTTTGATGTGCGCCCGCGCGCGGGCCTGCGGGAACCGGAAGCCTGCGCCCTCTGCGCCATGGCGGATGCAATGTATGCCTTTGCGGAGGAGGACAAGCGCTGCCGCGTGGTGAGCGCCAGCGTGGGCAGCGTGAGCGAAACCTATGCTGCCCCGCCGGAGCTCTGCGCCGAAACCGTCCAGAGCCGGGAAGGTTACCTGCGTGCCCTGGCGCAGGACTACCTGGTGTTTGGCCGCTATGCCAGCGGCGGGGTGGGCTGATGGCCGCGCCCTTACAGTACCCCCTGTGCTGCCAGACCGTTACCTTCTACCATGCGGACCCGGCGGCACATACCATCACGCGCACCGTTGTGCATGGCGTACACTTTGATACCCGCCGCCGTGAAACCGCGGCAGGCGGCAGCGGCCCCGCAGGCAGTGCGGCCACGGCGTTTTTGCTGATTATCCCGGAAAAACATGCGGCGTTTGGCCGGGATTATACGCTGGAACCCCATGACCGCGTGCTTGCAGGCACCGGGCCGGAGGTGAGCTACACCCAATGGCTGGATTTTACCCCCGCCAAAGTGCCGGGGCTGGCCGCTGTGCAGTATGTAGACTGTAAAACAGCGGCCGGGCAGGCTGCCCATGTGGAAGCGGGCGGCTGGTGGACCCGCTCCGGCAGCGGCGCGCACAGCCTGAGTAACTGATCGGAAAGGGGGAGACAAAGCGCGTGAACGAGACCTATTTTGAACAGTTGCTGCAATGGCTGGCCCGCTGCCCGGCTCTGACCGGTATTGATCTGCGTGTGGACGACCTGCCCCCGGCGGCGGGCACCGGGGCGCTCTTCCCCAAAGGGGTGGAGCAGACCGACCGCTGGCAGAACCTGCTGGGGCAGGTGACGGCCCGCCAAAAAATGCAGCTGGTGCTGCGCCTGAACCTGCCCTTTGTGCCGGGGGATGCGAATCTGAGTGCCCAGACCGCCCGCCGCCTGTTGGAATTGCAGGCCTGGGTGGCGGAGCAGAGCGCGGCCGGCTTTGCCCCGCAGCTTGGCAACGCTGACCCCGTACAGGAGACCCTGACCGCCGGGGCCGCCCGGCTGGAACAGGCCAACGATGAGGGTAGCGCAGTTTACACCGTTACACTGACGGCACACTATACGATGAAATGGAGTGATACATTTGAAGATTGAGCGCAAATATATGGCGCACTTTTTGAACGCGGCGTTTGATTCCGGTACCGCCAGCTATTGCCGCTTGGGCAACGACCTGGAAGAATATTCCCCGGAACTTTCCGCCAATGTGGAAAAGAAAAATAATATCCTGGGCCAGACTTCGATCACGATCGACAGCTACCAGAAACAGGGCGAAGTGGCACCCTATTATGCCGAGAAAAACGACCCGCTGTTTGAAAAGCTGCAGGCCATTATCGACGGTGACCTGACGCTGGATGACCTGAAAACCGACATTGTGGAGGTTAAGCTCTGGGGCGAAGCATCCGCCAACGCCTACCCGGCCATCAAGGAGGAATGCTACATTGAGATCGTCAGCTATGGCGGCGATACCACTGGCTACCAGATCCCCTTTAATGTGCATTATACCGGCGTAAAAACCAAGGGTACCTTCAACATTAGCACCAAAACCTTTACGGCGGCGTAAGGCAGAACAGGAGGATGGATGATTTTACACAATGGGGATGTTTTGTTTGGCTGGCCGCTGCAAAGCCATGTGATTACCGCTGGGTGGTTTTATAATGACGGCAGCCTGCACCGAGCGCTGGATTTCCGCGCCGCCGTCGGCACGCCGGTGTATGCCGCGGCAGACGGTACGGTGGAAACCGCATACCGCTGGAATGGCCGCCGCACCCAGGGGGATACCAACAGCTATGGCAATATGGTCAAGCTGCGCCATGCGGATTACCGCGGCGGCCGGCTGGAGACGCTGTACGCCCATTTGAGCAAACTCTGCGTGGCCCAGGGGGAGACGGTATACGAGGGCCAGCTGATCGGCTACAGCGGGGATACCGGCAACTGTTACGGGGCACACCTGCATTTTGAGGTGCGGTACAAAAACCGCCGGGTCCACCCGCTGAACTGGCTGGATGCAGATTTTGCGGCGGCATCTACCGCGGTGCGGCTGGGCGGCTACCAGAGCGTTGCCCGCCCGGCAGCGGAAAAAACACAGCCGGTCCAAATGCAGATGGTAACGGTGGGACCGATTTCCAACGGGGACGCTGCCCGGCTGTATGCCCTGTGCGGGGACCTTGGCCTGGTGGAAGCGGGGCTGTACCACGCCGCCTATACGGAGGTGTGAGCAGGATGGAAGCAATTCTGGTGGCGCTGATCACCGGCGGGCTGAGCCTGCTGGGGGTGGTTATCACCAACATGATGGCTGCCCGCCGCGCGGAACAGCGGATGGTAACGGCCCAAGCGGTCACGGATGCCCGCTTGGAGGAGCTGACCCGCGAAGTGCGCGCCCACAACAACTTTGCCCAGCGGGTGCCAGTGCTGGAAGAGCAGCTGCGTGTGGCAAACCACCGCATTTCAGACTTGGAAAACAAAAAAGATTAAAGAGAGGTATCGATATGGATTTTACAAATTGGGGCATTGCAAGCGTGGCTTGCATCACAGTCATCTGCTATCTGGCGGCAACGGCCATCAAGCAGACCCCGCTGGCCAACAAATGGCTGCCGCCCATTTGTGGTGCCCTTGGTGGCTTGCTGGGGGTGGCCGCCATGTACATCAACGTGCCGGACTTTCCCGCAACTGATCCCCTGACCGCCCTGGCTGTGGGCATTGTTTCCGGCCTGGCTGCGACCGGCGCGGATCAGGTTATTAAGCAGATCGGCAATGACAACTGACTGGCAAGTTACCGGCAAATTAAATAATCCATAATAAAAGCGGCAGGCCGTCTCCTTTTTCAGGGATTGCCCGCCGCTTATTTTTTATGCTCTTGTAGTCAAAATGTAGTCAGCCTAACATATAACAAAAAGCGCGGCGAATGTTTTACACATCCTACCGCGCTTTTTTTGGTGCACCATCGGGGACTCGAACCCAGGACCCACTGATTAAGAGTCAGTTGCTCTACCAACTGAGCTAATGGTGCTTAATAAAGCAAACCCACGAACCGGGCTTTCCGCTCGGCCCGTGGGCTGCTTGCTTTTTAAGAGA